TTGCAGCGTAACCTCACTTAGCCGCGATTACCCAAAGCAAAACAGCATAATAATCAAGGCGGCATCAATGGTGGGAAGGAATTATCAGAAGGTTAATCCCGACCTCTATGCCAAGCACAAGGCAGAGACTGAAGCGAAGGTCGGCCAAGACTGGAAGGTCAATGACGCTCCCTTTACCAGCGGTATCATTAACGAGAACAACCCGCTCAAGTATCACTTCGACTCCGGTAACTACCGCAATGTCTGGTCTGGTATGGTCGTGTTTAAGGAAGGCATAACCGGGGGATACCTGTCCCTGCCCGAGTTTAACATCGGCATCACCCTGCGAGACAAGTCCATCCTCTACTTCGATGGCCAAGGTATCCTTCACGGCGTTACCCCTATCCAACGGCTGTCCGAGTATTCCAAGCGGTATTCAATCGTTTATTACTCACTTAAAGGAATCTGGAAGTGTCTGCCACTTAATGACGAAATAATAAGAATTAGAAGAATCCGCTCCGAACGTGAAGCAAAACGGGCTGGAATCAAAGCAGATGTTCATTAACACCGCAAAAATGGAAAAGTTGCGCCAAGGTTACAAAAAAGTTTCTTACTCTGTGCCAGAGGTGGCTGAAATAATGGGAATCACCAAGTACAGGGTGCGTATGATGGTTAAACTTGGGCAAATAAATGCAATTTTAGCAGGCAAACAACTCCTGATAATGAACACAGAACTGGAAAGGATACTAAATAAACGTGGATAATGTCTTAACAATGAGAAGCAACCGGCACGGTCTTGGCCATAGTCAGCGTTGGATTGATAAACCCCAAAAAGCTGCCTCCGGTCGAGGGATGGGTATTCATAAAAGGAACGGAGTCTATTGGTTTAATAACCATAAAATTAAAGACCTAGTTGCCTTCTGCCGCCGCGAAGGGCTGATAGTTGCACCAAGGGCTAACGATTAAACTCGCACAAACCCCACTCCTTTAAGCTGTATTGCCCTAAATTAACTGTTGAACAGCCCCCCTGTTCACGCTGCATCCTTGTTCCCCGATGGCTGGAGCAACGACAGGCAACCGCTTAACTTCACCAAAGCCCACCAGTAACGGCAAGCATCCCGGTGGTAGGCCCAAGACCATCTTTGACCTCGACTTGGTTGAACGGCTTGGCGGGCTTAACGCTACCCTTGCTGAAATGGGGACTCTCCTTGGCTGTTCTCACGATGTGATTCAACGCCAAATGAAGGGGGAGGAAAGCCAGTTTCGCGTTTCCTTTGAAAAGGGGAAAGCCAAGCTGAGAACTTCCCTCAAGCGTAAGTTGGTTCAACAGGCTTTGGAAAAGGACAATGTTATTGCCCTGATCTTTGCCCTCAAGAATGTCTGCGGGTTTGCTGATCGGGCAGATGTTAACGTGGAACACTCCGGGCATATTGCCAGCGAGAAGCAGTTGGTAGTCCAATGGCAGGAGATGCTCGGCGCTCCCAAGCTAGAGAATAACTGAATGGATAAAGCAAAGAGAGCGGAAATCCTTTTTGGGCTGATGTTGCCTTACCAACAACGGTGGGTGGCAGATACGTCCCGCTTCAAGATTTGGCTCAAGTCCCGGCAGATTGGCGGTTCACTCGGCACCGCCTTTGAAGCTGTCGCCAGTTGTGTGGATAAACCTAACACCGATTGGGTGGTGCTTTCAGCAGGCCAAAGGCAGTCAGAGGAATGGATGCTGAAGGGCAACAGGGTTGCGAGAATTGTATGCGATGCGCTGGAGTTGCCAAGGCCAGACTGTCGAACCAGCGAGGTGAGGTTTACCAATGGCTCAAGAATCCTTGCCCTCCCAGCTAACCCGGACACCGTGCGTGGCTATTCAGCTAACTTGGTGCTGGATGAGTTTGCCTTCCACGAAAGGCCCGACCGCATCTACGAGGCCATTTACCCAGCAATCTCCAACCCCTTGAGGGGTGAGCTAAAGCTCAGGATCATCAGCACCCCGGCAGGGCGCAATTCCAAGTTCTTTGAGATATGGAACAAGGCGGATGAATTGAACTTTGTACGGCATAAGACAACCATTTACAGCGCGATTGAAGAAGGGTTGCCCATGAATGTCGAGGAATTGAAGCGGGGCTTGGATGATCCAGATGCGTGGGAACAGGAATACGAATGCGAGTTTGTTGATGCAACCAACGTGTTGCTCCCCTACACCCTGATTGATGATTGCGTCAGCGACGATGCCACCATTGAGTGCGATGAGGACATGGGAAGGGCCGTCCGTTATGTGGGCATTGACATAGGGCGCAAGCACGACCTCACTGTTTGCTGGACGCTGGAAAAGGTTGGGGATGTTCTTTGGACTCGGGAAGTTTTGACACTCAAGAATACCCCCTACCACTTGCAGGAGGAACTGCTTTCGGAGAGGATAAACAAAGCTTCTTACGCCACCATTGATTCAACCGGCATCGGGAATGCCTTGAGCGAGTCCTTGGCCAATCGTTACGAATACAAACTTGAGCAATGCAACTTCACGCAGGGGTTCAAGGCTAAAATCTTCCCCGGTTTAAGGAGGGCATTGCAAGAGCGTTCCATTCGCATTCCGAGAGATCACGCCATACGAGAGGATTTGCATTCGGTCAATGAGTTGACCACACCGGGAGGAAATAAACAGTACAGGGCTGTTAGGCGTTCAGATGGTCATGCTGACAGATGCACGGCATTGGCCTTGGCAACCTATGCATCGGTGATGAATCAGCAAACTGGAGCAATCGGGGGAATAGACAACATCATCCTTGGGCGAGCCAAGTTGGCTGGATTGAGGCCCACGCTGGCATGATTGCAGAATTAAGTAACCGCTTGGGGAAACTGTTTAGCGCGAAGAAGTCGCGTAACGGTTCATCTATTGGTTCTCGGGTTATTGCCCCGAGCAATCGTGACCGGATGGAGAGCAATGCGCTGGGGCCAAAACAATCCCCAGCCAATATCATTGCAATCCTCCGCACAGCCTTGGGCGGGGATATTCGGCAGCAATACCAAGTCTATGAGTTGATGGAAGATTCATGGGCTAGGCTGGCAAAGAATTTGCATGAGTTGAAAAGCGCAGCATCAGCCGCAACCTACACGGTGACGCCCTTTACTGAGCGGGGGGAAAGGCCAACCAGTTCTGCACAGGAAAAGGCTGACTTCATTCAGCATTGCCTTGATACATGGGTGGGTAGCCCAATCAACAGCACCAACGGATTCCGCGATGCCATCTATGATTTATGCGATGCCGTTGGCAAGGGGTTCAGCGTGCAGGAAATCCTTTGGGAATCAACCGTTGATGGAATCATGCCCAAGTCAACCTACTTCTGTCATCCCCGTTATTACTCGTTCCCTTATGACAAGCCCGACCTGATGCTCTCCCCGCAGGGTGATGGTGTTTACGAGGAGTTCCCTGATGACAAGTTCCTCATCGGCATCTACAAGAACAGGTCAGGCAACTCGATGGGCTACGGGTTGTTGAGGCAATTGGCTTTCTGGTGGAGCGGCCAGAACTTCTGCCGGGATTGGCTTTTGAACTTTGCCCAAGTATTCGGCCAGCCCTTGCGTTGGGCGACTTATGACCCCGGTGCATCGGCCAACATCAAGAATGACATTGCTGATATGCTGGAGAACATGGGTTCAGCGGCATGGGGAGCTTTCCCGGCAGGGACACAGGTGGAGTTCAAAGAGGCAGGGAAGTCAGGGGAGGACAATCCTCAAAGCTATTTCATCACCCTAGCTGACAAGCTTTGTGACATAACAATTTTAGGCCAGACGCTAACAACTGATGTGGCGGATTCGGGGAGCAGGGCGCTGGGCGAGGTACATGAGGAAGTCAGGCGTACCCGCTTACAAGATGTGTGTGAATGGGTTGCCAATGTGATGAATGAGCAGCTTGTCGGTTTCATCTGCCGCCAAAATTACGGCAACCACGACGAGATGCCCCAGCTTGTTCCCGACTTGGCAGGGCCAGCCGACCCGACACGGGAAGCCCAGCGAGATCAGATACTTTTAGCCAGCGGAGTGGATATGCCCCGTGAATGGTTCTATGACCGGCACGATGTTCCCATCCCGCAAGAAGGGGAGGAAATCATTAGCGCGCCAGAGGTGCCAGTGATGCCCCCCATGTTCGCCAAGGAGGGCGTTGTTGATGCCGCTGAGAGGGCGGAGCCGGGGCCGAGAGATAAGCTTTTAAATCGCGTGATAGAGGATATCTCCGGGGTAAGTGCTGAATGGCTTGCTCCTGTTAAACCGGCTTTTGTTCAGTTGGTGAATAAAGCGATGGATTCATCCGTTTCAGATGAGGACTTTGTAAGGGCAATCGCCAAGGCGGCAAACACGATGCCCGAACTGTTTGACAAGTTAGATACGAAGGTTTTGCAGGAGGCAATGGAACGCAACATGGGAGCGGCCATGGTAAATGGGGCAGTCAAGCGTTACGAGTCCTCCCCATTAGCCAAGCTGGAGGAAGCACCGATATGATAGCAACCAAGGTAGAACTGCCCTCGGGCATTTACAGACTGAAGTTGTCTGACAAGGAACTGACAGATGTGCTTACCGTTGGGGCAAGGGGTGTAACGAAATATCTCAAGAAGTTTTACCGGGAGAAGGATGCGAAAGAACCAAACAAATTAGCTCCCGACAGAAGGACTCACTTCTGGAATCGAAGGATTGGGGGCAATGTGCAAGCGCCCAAGTCAGAAGGGGCAGGCAAAGTGGTGGTTGCGATTGATAATGCTGGGATTCTTGAACACAAGATCAAGGGGGGCACAATAAGGGCCAAGAGATCGAAGTACCTCACCATCCCCCTTGTGGCAGAGGCTTATGCGCGAAGCGCAAGGCGTTTCCCTGACTTGTTTGTCATCAAGAGCAAAAAGGGCAATCTACTTTTGGTGAAGCCAGACAAGTCTAGCGGGAGTGTTCCTCGCCAGAAGTTTAGTGCCTCGAAAGCTGCAAAGCGGTCTTTGCCTAACACCTCAAGGCCCAAGAAGGAAATCAAGACCTTGGGATTAAAGGTGCCAGAGCGGGAGACACCGACAATGCAAGCCGAGTCGGGGTTCACCCCTTACTACTTGCTGAAGAAGTCAGTCACCCAAAAGCCTTGGCCAAACAGCATCCCAACAGAGAAGCAGATTACAGATGTGTTCAACGATGATGTGCTTTACTGGGTTAAAACGATAGGGGAAAGGAAAGCTGTCTAATGCCTATACCCACTCCAGATGGTGAACCGAAAGAGGAATTTATTTCAAGCTGCATGGCAAACGATACAATGAAAGAGGAATACCCGGATAAAGGCCAAAGGTTTGCGGTGTGCAACAGCCAATACAAGGCGAAGGGCTACGAGACTCAAGATATTGTTCATGCCATCAGCACCCTTCTGCCTGATGACGAGTTGCCCGAGGAAATCCAGTATCTCCCGCCGGGAACCCACAACATCACGGCAACGAAGAACGGCAAGCCAGCGGAGTTAACCTTGGAGGTGGACGCCAAGACAGCCGACCTTTTGCAGTATTCATTCAAGCGAATAACTGAAAGCGATAAGGAACAAATCTTCATCGACTTTAACCATGACGATGGAGAGGCGAGCGGTTGGATTACCGGCTTCTATTGGGCCGGGGCAGACCCCGAGGCCGGGGGTGTACGCGCCAAGGTGGAGTGGACAGCCGCAGGGCAGGAAGCTTTGCAGGGAAGAAATTTTAGAAAGTTCTCGCCAACATTCACACTCAATTCAAAGGGTGAGATTGAAGGCACAACTTTGAATGCGGGAGGTCTTGTTAATCGGCCAGCGTTCAAGGACATAACACCGATAGTCGCCTCGGAAGGTGGTTATCAAAACCCTGACAGTAAAATGGCAGAAATAATCGAAGAAAAGAAAAAAGAAGAAGTCATTGGGCAGGAGGACGATTCCAAGAAAAAGGAAGAAGTCTCTGCTCAGGAGCTGGCCGAAGTGAAGAAGGAAAACGAAACACTAAAAGCCAAGATCAAGGCGTTGGAAGACGATAAGAAAGAGGAGCAAGAAGTTGCTGCTCAAGCTGCCGTTGACAAAGCCACAGAGGACGGGCGCATACCGCCAAAGGATGAGAAGGTCAAAGCAAAGTGGGTTTCCATTTTGAACAACGACCCTTCAGCCATCGTGGTGCTCAATGCGTTACCCGTGAATCCCGCCTTTCAGCGCGTGGTGCAAGCCAAGCGTCAGGAAGATGGATCAATCGGCACGAATGGTGAAGCGCAGATGCGTGCCGCCAAGGAGTACCAAGCAAAGAACAGTTCAACCTTTGAACAGGCTTGGGATGCCACTCGTTACGAAAGACCGCAACTGTTTAACTAGGAGATTATAATATTATGGCAGGAGCATTAACAAGAGATACGGCGATATTTGCCTTTACAGGCGATGCAGACCTTACCGACAAGGAAGGTTACGCTGTCGAGATTGAGAGTGGGAACTGTTCCCTTTGGGACGGCACTGGCGACCTTTTTGGCGTTATTGTCGATGGTGACACCACATCGGGAAAGAACACAGTTGCATCCTTCGCGGCGGCATCTGGGACGGTCAAGGTAAAACTCAACGGAACAGTTTCCGCTGGGGATTTGCTTGAAGCAGAAAGTGGTGGAACCTTCATTAAAAGGGCAAGCGGTGATGCAACCGCAATGGCTATTGAGGATGGCACTGCAACAGAACTGGTTGAAGCTGCATTGTGTTATTACAATGTCTAATTGACTTAATAGGAGACTAAAACATTATGGGATTAAGAGCAGAAGCAGCCATCAATCAAACCCTGACCAATTATGCGTCTGGAGTTCTGAATGATCTACAAAGTGCAACAGCCGATTTCCTTGCGCCACCAGTAACGGTGCCAGCGACAATCGGCCAATACAAGGCTTACGACAATAAGAACGCCTTTCAGGTACACGAAACCGCTCGCGGTGTCGGTGGCCCTGCGCGGCGCATCTTTATGGATGTGAGCGAGCCAACATTCAACTGTCTGCCACAGGCTTTGGAAATCACTATTGATGATTCCGAGCGTGATGCGGCAGGCACGCTGAACCCGTTGGACATTGAACAGGCGAAGGTGAAAACCTTGGTGCAAAGCAGCGTTGTTTCGCACGAGCGCCATGTTATCACCACGGCAGCAACCATTGTCGCAGACACTACCACCGTTGGTGGCGGTGTGATGGGGAAATGGGGGCTTGCAGCAGTTGACCCTGTTGTCCAGCTTGATTACATCATTGAGGGAATTGCGAAATCTACGGGCAATCTGCCCAACGCAATCCTCATGGGGATGACGGCATGGAGGCGGTTCCGCAATAACGCGAAGGTAATTGAGAAGCAACCCGGTGCGGCCCTGATCGGGCTAAACTCGGGGCAGGCCTCGGCCATGCTTATCAACCCCGGCGCGGAAATCAGGATCAGCACAATGGCATACGATACGACGAAGGAAGGCAAGACACGCAACCAAGCATTCGTGAATGGTGACGATGTTTATGTCTTTATCCGTAGCGCAAGCCCAACCATCTATGACCCTTCAGCAATGAAAACCTTTGTTGGTGGGCGTGGTGGTGTGACTGCGGTGCGTGAGTACCGTGACGAAAGCAGCCGTTCGGATGTGTACGCAGTTGATTGGAGCAGGGATGTAAAAGTCACCTCATCCATTTGTATCGAGCGCATAACCACGGCAGATTCATAAGCCGAAATCATCAACAATAACCGGGGGGGAGGGGT